TGGATATGGTTATACTGATGGAGAATATGTGACATTATCCGCAGAGGATATCGGTGGATCTGCAAATGGTGCTACTGGAATTGGAATTACTGTTCAAGTTGCTGGTGGTGTTTCTCCAGTTGGATATGGATCTACCAATACCTTTTACGATAAAGATGTGACTGCAGGATCATTATATCCTTGGGGAGTTGTAAGACATACAATTCAGTCTAATAAAAACTTTGGAAATACTTATAGAGGATTTCAACCAGCTTCCAGTAATCAAATGTATATACTGAGTGGATCTGGATTTCATCCTTGGGACACTACTAATACCTCTAACAGAGGAAATTCCTACAAAAATCGTTGGGCAGGAAATCAATATTTTGATATACAGACGCAACCTATATTCTCTAATTTAGAACTTTCCTCCTCTAGTCTTAATGGTACAAATGTAGTTCAATCTATTACTTTTGCATCATCCAATTCTTATCAGTTAGATTTAAACTTATATCGTTCTGGAATTGATCCAAACTTTGCCGTGTTTGCTTATAAACAACCAACTTTATCTTCTACAGATTTAAGTGACAATAATTTTCAGGTGTTTTTCTTTCATAATTTTACGACACCTATTTGGGATTTAGATTATTTGTATCTTGGTGGAGCAACATTTATTACTCCAGATACTAATCCATCAAGTTCTCCAGGAATTACATTTAATACTTATTTGCATCCAGATGCAGTACCTGGATATGGCAAAAGATCTGCTGAATGGGGTTATAGTTCTTCAGGATCTTCTATTTATAAAACTAGTGTTTATGAGTCTTCATCATATCCAAATAGTGTTATAGATGAAACAACACTTTATTATAGAACCGCAGCAAATTCTCTAGGTGGGCAAAGCGTAACAACTGACACATTAAATTCAAATACATTTTATAATGCAGTCATCAAAGGAATTCCACTTTCTACACAAATGATGCCAATTCCTTATTACTTACCTGATGATTTTGTTCTTATTGATTTCCAAATCAATACTCCATCGGTGAATGTCCAACAAGGAGATACAATTACTATTAGTGGTTCCGAAGTTTATACTGTAATTACTGGTTCTTATAATCAAACCGCAACAACTCGTGGTATTGCATTCTGTGCGAGGACAGTCTGATGGCAGATTATACCATTCCTGGATTAACTTCTGCAGTTGTTGGAATTGCATCTACAGTTGCATTTTTATCGCAGTCCCAAAATAGTGTAGATAATGTAACTGGAACTAATGGAACTATATCTGCGGGTAATATTGATTTAAGTAATGATGTTACGGATACTGTTCCTGGATGGCTAACTGGAAGAAGGCCAGTAAGTGGTCAGGTATTTCCTCGTGGTGTTTATAATAAATAGATAATAAAAACTCTGTAAAATGGCAGCAATTATAACTGATCAAATTAGAATATTGAATGCAAAGAATTTTGTCGCAGGAGTAAGTTCTTTCGGCAATTCATACTATTCTTTCGTTGGGTTACCAAATCCAACTGAAATTCAGTCTAATTGGGATACAAATCCACCAACACCAAAAGACTCTTTTGACGAAGAGAATAGTTATTGGGATACTATGATTGCATTGAAGAAAATTAATGCGTCTGATGTGAGACAAGTTATTCAAAAAAGATTCTGGTCATCTGGAACAACTTATGATATGTATAGACACGACTATAGTAGATCAAATACTGCTAAAGTGTCTGGTGCCACTAATTTGTATTCCGCATCTTTTTATGTAATAAACAGTGATTATAGAGTTTATATTTGTTTGCAAAATGGTACTACTCCAGATACATCTAATGGGAAACCATCATTAGATGAACCAACATTTACAGATTTAGAACCAAGATCTGCTGGAACAAGTGGAGATGGTTATATTTGGAAGTATCTTTATACATTAAAACCATCTGAAGTTGCAAAATTTGAAACTTCAGATTTTATTCCAGTTCCCGCAAATTGGGAAACTTCAACAGATAATGCTGCAGTAAGAAATAATGCGATAGATGGGTCAATTAAAATTGTAACTATTACAAATAGGGGAGTTGGGTTAGGAACGGCAAATAGAACTTATACTAGAGTTCCCATTAAAGGTGATGGTACTGGCGCTGAATGTACAATAATTATCAATAATGATCAAAAAGTTGAATCCATTATAGTTTCAAGACAAGGATCTGGATATACTTATGGAAATGTAGATTTAGTTTCTGGAAATGTCCCAACAGGAACAACTATACCAACTTTTGATGTAATTATTTCACCTAAAGGTGGCCACGGTGCAGATATATATCGTGAACTTGGTGCATATAACGTTCTTCTTTATTCTAGAATTGAAAATGACAATCAAAATCCAGATTTTATAACAGGAAATCAAATTGCTAGAATTGGAATAGTTGAGAATCCAAGAGTAAGTTCTGGAAGTTTACTTACTTCAGATAAAGCAAGTGCTCTTTATGCGTTAAGACTTACGGGAACGGGATATAGTTCAGCATCTTTTACTGCAGATTCATATTTTACACAAACAGTTGCGACAGGGACTACTGCAGTAGGGAGAGTTGTTAGTTATGATCAAACCACAGGAGTTCTCAAATATTGGCAAGATCGTTCTCTTGCAGGATTTACTACCGTAGGCGCGGCAGTCACAAATCCATCATACGGGTTTGATTTGACTGAATTTACAAGTTCTCCTGCAACTGGGGGAAGTTTAATGATTATACCTTCATCCGGATCAAATTTATCAATAAATACGTCATTTTCGGGTATATCAACAGTAATAAATAATAGAATATATTATCTTGGTCAAGAATTTACAAATGGTATTGCTTCTCCTGAGGTTAAAAAATATTCAGGAAACATAATTTATGTGGACAATCGTCCGGCAATTACCAGATCCTCAAACCAAAAAGAAGATATTAAAGTCATTTTGCAGTTCTAAAGAATTATGTCTCAAGAAACTAATCTTAATGTATCTCCATACTTTGATGATTTTGATGCTAATAATGACTATTATAAGGTTCTTTTTAAACCGGGTTATCCAGTACAAGCAAGAGAACTAACAACTTTACAATCAATATTACAAAATCAAATTGAAAAATTTGGTCAGCACTTTTTTAAAGAGGGGGCCAAAGTAATTCCAGGTAATACTGGATATACTCAATTGTACTATGCAGTAGAACTTCAAAATACTTATCTAGGAATTCCTGTTTCTGCATATGCCGACCAATTAATAGGAACAAAAATAACAGGACAAACTTCAGGAGTAACTGCAGTAGTTGATAAGATTTTACTACCAGCAGATTCTGAAAGAGGTAATTTAACATTGTATGTAAATTACTTAGCATCCAACACTCAAAATAACTCAACACAACAATTTGCCGATGGAGAACTTTTATCTTCCAATACGCAAATTACATCAGGTCTTCTTGGCAATTCTCTAATTTCTGTTGGACAACCATTTGCATCTACGATTGCGCAAAATGCAACTTCAATTGGATCCGCATTTTCGATTACAAATGGAGTTTATTTTATACGAGGGCATTTTGTAACTGTTGAAAGTGAAACTTTAATTTTAGATCAATATTCAAATAAACCAAATTATAGAGTTGGTCTATTTGTCAATGAGGAAATTGTCACATCTGATCTTGATGAATCACTAAATGATAATTCTCAGGGATTTAATAATTATTCTGCGCCAGGAGCAGATAGATTAAAAATCACAGTATCATTATTTAAAAAATCGTTAACTGATTTTGATGATGGAAGTTTTATTGAATTGGCAACAATTAAGGAAGGAATAATCCGTTCTCAACAAACAACTGGATATAATTCCATTACTGATGAATTGGCAAGAAGAACTTATGCAGAATCTGGAGACTATTATGTAATTCCGTTTGATGCTGCATTAAAAGAATCATTAAATGATAATTTAGGAAATAACGGCATCTTTAATGTAGGACAGTTTACTTATGGTGGATCTACTCCATCAAATGATTTATCCATTTATCAAATTTCTCCAGGTAAAGCATTTGTTAGAGGATACGAATGCGAAACAATAAGTTCTACATTTTTAGATTGTCCCAAACCAAGAACAACTAAAACTTTAGAAAATCAATCATTAAATTACAATACCGGACCCACTTTTAAATTAAATAGAGTTTATGGATCTCCTAAAATAGGGATTGGAAATACTTACATATTAAGTCTTCGTGACTCAAGAGTTGGATCATCTCAAACTACATCTGCAGGAAAAGAAATTGGTGTAGCGAGAGTTTATGATTTTAGATTAGAATCGGGATCATATGACACATCCAATTCAAATTTGAATCAGTGGAATATTTCTTTGTATGACATTCAAACAATCACTGAAATTACTTTAAACGAGCCAATTACTCTTTCTGTTCCGACTTTTATTAGGGGTAAAAATAGTGGTGCTACCGCATTCATAAAAACTGCAGTTACGGCAGGAACTGCAGTTACTGTTTATGAAAAAACAGGAGATTTTATACTCAATGAGTCTTTTATTATTGATGGTATTGAAAATTCGAGGGTAGCAATTGCAATTACTTCATACGGAATTTCTGATGTAAAATCAGTATATGGAATTGTTGGTTCAGCATCAACTTTTTCCGCAGATACGGTTCAATCATTGGGATTTAATGTCGGTATTGCTACAATCAGTACTTCATCCGGTGGGGTCAGTACTGTAACGAGCCCCAATTCACTATTTCCGGGAAAAATTGTCAAACTTGGTAATTTAGTACAATATAGTGATCCCTCAAGTAGAGACCCAATCATTGCAAAAGTGGTAGGATTAGGAAATACAACAATTTCCATTACTGGTGTTACTGGAGTGTCTGGAATTTCTTCAGGATTTTTACCATCTTCAACTTTAAATGCAACTGATTTTAAAATTTTAACAACAAATTTAGAGACTTCAACAGACAATACTTTATATACTAGACTTCCCAAAGTTAATATTTCTAATGTCGATTTGACAAACGCAGTTTTGGGAATTAGAACAGTATTTTCTGTCAATATTTCGGGAAATCAAACTACAACGGTTACTGCAGGACCAAATGAAACATTTTTACCTTTTGATGAGGAAAGATATGCTTTAATTACATCAAGTGGACAAACTGAGGTTTTGACTTCAGATAAACTTCAAATCGATTCTACTGGATCCCAATTAGCAATTTATAATTTATCAACTTCTTCTGATACTGGTGCTACATTAATTGCAACTACTAGAAAAATAAAACCAAAAGCAAAATTAAAAAGAAAAAATAAAGTAAATTCAATTATAGTAGATAAGTCAAAATATCAAGGATCTGGAATAGGTTCTACAACTTTAAATGATGGATTGACTTATGGCAAATACCCATTTGGAACTAGAGTTCAAGATGAAATTATCTCTTTAAATACGTCAGATATTATAGAAATTCACGGAATTTTTGAATCTGCAAATACTTCAGATGCATCGGCACCAACATTAGATCTTTCCTCGATCAGTGGTCCAACTGCAACAACTTCAGATTTAATTGTTGGGGAAAGATTAATAGGACAAACTAGCGGGGCTGTTGCCATCTTTACAGAAAAACTTAATGATACAAAAATATCTTTTATATACAAAAATCAAAATATATTTAAAGAAGGAGAAACTTTAAAATTTGAAGAATCTAAAATTCAATCTATTATACAAGCAATAGACTCTCCAAGTTTTGATGTATCGTCGAATTTTACTTTTACGAATGGGCAAGAATCTACTTTTTACGATTACGGAACGGTAAAAAGAAAATTTAATTTACAAGAACCAACTAAAAAATTAAAAATATATTTTTCTAATGGATATTATGAATCTAATGATGATGGAGATATAACAACTGTAAATTCATATAATACTTTTGATTATGGAAAAGAAATACAAACAGTAAATGGAATAAGAAATTCTGATATTATTGATATCAGACCAAAAACTTCTACTTATAATGTTATTGAAAATTCTCCATCACCATTAGAATTTTATGGAAGAACTTTTGATGTATCAGGAAATTCTGCTAAAAATATTTTAGCATCTGATGAATCTATTACAACCACATTTTCATTCTATCTTGGAAGAATTGATAGAATTTATTTGACTAAAGATGGAAAATTTCAGGTTAAGTATGGAGTTCCATCAGAAAGACCAGAAAAACCTGTTTCTATAGATGATGCACTAGAAATTGCAACTATAGATTTGCCAGCTTATTTGTATAATACTACTCAGGCTACCATTCAATTCTTAGAACATAAGAGATATAGAATGGTTGATATTAAGCAATTGGAAAATAGAATTAAAAATCTTGAGTATTATACTGCCCTTTCTTTACTCGAATCAAATACAGCAAATCTTTTTATTCCCGATGGAGACGGTTTAAATAGATTTAAGTCTGGTTTCTTTGTCGATAATTTTACATCATTACTTGCACAAGAAGATTCAATTTTTTATAAAAATAGTATTGATATTGCAAACAAACAGTTAAGACCAAGACATTATACAAATTCTATCGATTTAATTTCTGGCCCGGTAACAGGTGTAGATCCAACGGAAGATTTAGCATTTACCCCAATTGAAGGTATAAATGTTAGAAAGTCAAAAGATGTAGTTACATTAGATTATGCGGAAGTTGAATGGTTAAAGCAATCATTTGCAACTAGATCTGAAAGTGTTACTCCTTTCTTAATTAGTTTTTGGCAGGGAACGTTAGAACTTACTCCAGCAACGGACACCTGGGTTGATACTGTAAGATTAGAAGCAAAAGTCATTCAAGCTGAGGGAAATTATGCGCAAACTCTTGCAAATGCTGTCAGAACATTAAATGTAGATCCACAGACAGGATTTGCTCCTATAGTTTGGAATGCTTGGCAAACAAACTGGACTGGCCAAGAAGTTATTAACTCAACTAGAGTAAGAACTGAAACTGAAACAGGATCAACTTTTGGTGTTGGTGGATGGATTAATGGTGGAAGTGGAGTTGCTCAACTTAGAAGAATCGAAACAACATCTGTTATTCAAGATAATTTA